TATAATCTAACATAGTTATTTGCATCTGTAGCTATTACAGCTTTTCCTGAACCTTCTAAATTGAAAAAAGTTGAACCTATTTTAGTATGGCTTCCTCCTGAAATAGTAGCTACGCCTTGACCTGCTTGAGCAGCAGAATCGTAATAAATTTGAAAGGCATTTGAAGTAGATACAGTTATTTTTTTATCATCACCTAAAGAGACATCTCCTCCAAAAGTTGCACCTGTATCAACTGCTAAAATACCTGCACTTTCATTATCACTTATTCTTAAATTTGCACCATCACCATATATATCCCATTTACCAGTTCCACTACCACCATACACTCTTACATAGTCACCAGACGATGAACTACTACTTGTTAAATCACCATAAAGTGTAACTGCTTGAATTGAACCTGTACTTATTACACTACCATTTGCCTTAATTTTAAACTTAGAAGTACTTCCTAATCTAAAATCTGCTATATAATCAACTGGTGTATTATCACAAACAACTGATAAACCATTATGTTGACTTGTAGCTGTGTTCACCAATGAAACAAATGGCAAACTTGCTGTAGAAGTACCCTTAACACTAAAAGCTCTATTACCTATATGTTCACCAACAACAAGATTACCAACAACTCTTGCATCTTCTAAAAACTTAGTGTCTCCATTAATAAACAATTCATCTGCTGTTGAATCCCACTTTATATAACCATCATCATCAACACTATTACCAAAATAAACTGATACATTATCAGCCATTTGAATTGACCTACCATAAACTACTCTTGATTCACTACCATCTACTCTAAAATACTCTACAGTATCTCCAGAGCCATTATCATTTTTAAATATTATGTCAGCATCGTCTGTAGTTTGTTCTATAATTAAATTACCTGTTCCGTTTTGAACATAACCATCTGTTCCATCGTGATATATTTGTAAATCAGAGTCATCACCAAAATTTATTTTTTGGTCATCTGCCATTATAATATCATTAGAACCAGATGTGTTGCCATTAGCTAATATCTCAGATAATGTACTGCTTATTTGTAAAGAATCTACATAAGCTGTTGTAGCTACCTTTGTTGAATTATCACCAGAACTTTGAGTAGTTGCTGTAACCCCATCTGCTAATACAGAAGTTGCAGTTACATTACCTGTTACGTCACCTGTAAACGTAGCATCTGTTCCGTCTGTACCATTTTCTAATATCTTACTTGTTCCATCATTTGCATAAACATCTCCTTTAAAGAAACTTGCAGATAAACTACCAGTAAAAGTTCCGTTTCCAGTAGAAATAATATGACCTAAAGATGATATTCTAAATGCTTCATCTCCATTATAATTTGTGTGTAACAAAGCAGGTTCATCTCCATTATTGTCACCTGTATGTATTTCTAATCCACCAGCATCAGCAAATGATGATGAATCTATTTTTGCTATAACATTAGAACCATTAGCTGAGCCAGATATTGCTGTTCCTGTTGTTACAATAAGATTAGAATTAACATTTACATCTCCACTAAATGTACCTGTAGTACCTGATATTGTTCCTCCAGTAACATTACCTGTGATATTTCCTGTTACATTACCTTCTAAATTAGCTACTAAGCTAGCTACTGCATATCCTGTTCCACTTGTATTTACTGTTGTAGTAGGTTCTTCTTGTAAGTCTTTAAATAAATGAAACTTAGTATCTGAAGCACTTCTATAAAGTCCAGCATATAAATCCTGAGATCCTGAAGTATCATATAGGCCATAAAATCCTAGATCAACAAGATCAGAAGTATTATTATCATTTCCTACTATAATTAGTGGATCCTTGACACTTAAGGTGTCAGTATCCACAGTAGTAGTAGTTCCTTCAACAAGTAAATCACCTGTTACGGTTAGATCTCCCCCTATTTTAGAATTACCAGCAACTTGAAATGTAGTAGTAGGTGAAACTCCTATACCTATTCTAGTTGTTGATATATATAAAGGTGTATTTGTTCCTACACCATCTGTAATTTGTTTTGCACTAGACGTTATGATCCCGTTGTCAGTTGCTTTTAAAAGCGAATCATAAGTATCAGATATTCTAGTTCCTGTTAAAGTAGCTCCCATAAATATCTATTTATTTTTATTGTTTTGTTTATTAAGTATTTTATCAATAAATACTTTTAATTTAACTACATTCTCCTGTTTAGGTTTATAAGTATTTTTTTTACTTATCATAAAACCCATCCATTGAAATTCTCATTCTTATCAGGATACATTCCATCTTCATTAATATCATTATATTCCGGATATGAATTGTTATTATTGTCCATATAATCTAAAAATCTTCTAACATAAAACTCAGCCTTATCTCTAGAGCTATCTACCAAAGATTTAATTTCTTGCATCGAAGGAGTCTCTGAAGACTCACTTCGATGTCTAAAGACACCTCCGTTACTAACTTGATATGAAGCAAACATATAATAGTCACTTTGTGCAAACCAGATTAGCATTGGTGTTAAGTAGTCGTTTAGGAGTGTTTTATAATCCGCATTACCAGCATCATCAATAGTGTCGTTTACTATTAATGATGATATTTTATCATATAATTTAGTTCCTAGATAATTCTGAATATGAATGTCCTGAGCTACTTCAATAAACTGAATAAATTTATCAGCATCTACAGCACCTCCAATTATGGATTTTCTTCTTAAATCATCAGTCGTTATGAATAGTGCTTTCATCTTTTTTCTTTTTAAATATTGATTTAACTCTTTCTATGGCAGATAATTTTTCTCCAGTCTCTTCTTCTCTTTTGATTTTAGTCTCAATGTTATCAAGTTCAGTAAATTCAATTGGCTGAAGAGTTACAAAATAAAGATTTAAATATATGCCGTTAAACTCTAAAAGCTTATTAAAGCATTCTAAGAGCTGTTCTTGGAACGGTCTAATAACTATGTTGTCCATAAGGATAGAAGCCGTTCTAAGCTCTTCTGCGTTATTCCCAAAGCCTGTATTGTCTTTAATACCAAGCAATATTGGTGATACAATTCTATGACCCAACATTATCTTTTCTCTAGCTTCATCTGCTAAGAATTGATATTGTGCGTGAGCATCTGGTAAATGTATTGGCTCTATATCTGCTTTTCTTTCTGGATCCTCATTAAAGGCTAATATAAATTTACCTGAATTAGAAGTTCCTCCAAATTTATCCTGGATCTTACCTTCTATTAATTGCTGAGCTTCTTCATCCGGAACACCATTATTAAAATTAATAAGTAAACTTGGCTGTAAGCCATTTTTAATGTTATTAATATGATAATTAGATACTTCTTCTTCTAAAGAAGAGTATTGTAAGGATCCGTGATAATCAACTGGAGCATAGTAATAGAATCCAGACCTATAGGGTTTAATGACGTAAAGCTCTCTGTATTCGCTTTTACTTCCGTAACCAAAAGCAGGAATCCTTTTAGGTTTATCGCTTGTTTTCATATCAGCCCATTTAGGATGATAGTAGTAAGCTTTTATTTGTCCTTTATCTGCTTTTTCAGCTCTAATGGTTTCCATTGGGAAATGAGTAACACTAGTTATAGCCGTTTTAGATTTATTATAAACAATTTGCATTGCAGCTTGTCCAAGTAATTTATAATCATTTACAATTCTTTTTACCTGGTCTCCTTTTACAAGGTCTTTCATTCTAGCATACATTTCAGGCTTCTCCTGATTATCTGTAGCATCTATACCTCTACCGTAGATCATATCTACAATACCATTTATACAACAAGAATTTGTTGGACTACTTAAGTAAAGGTTTATTAAGTTGTCAAAATAATCATTGTTTTCTCCATAAGTTACCCACTCTTTATTATAATGTTCTTTTATTTCTGGTGTAGTATAACCCTGTAGATTAACAACTCTAATATTATTTTTATATGTTTTCTTTCTACTCATATTATATTGTTATATATTTTTGTCCTGAAGGGGAAGCGGTATGCTCATCATACTTTCCTGTGTTTAATGTATGAGGAATAGTTCTGTCTGTTTGAGCTGTACAATATGCTTTATCTCTGTATAATAAACTTCCTGATCTTGTAACCTCTATATAATACATTTTACTTTCAGATAAAATACTAAAAGTACAAGGTATTTCTATAAAGTTTCCACTATACGTTGCTGTTAGGCCTGTTAGTGTTTCTGTTTTTCTAGTACCATCTTCGGTAATTTTTAACTGTACATTACTGTCTTCTAAGTAAGATCTAGGTACAATTTTAATTGTTTGTGAAGTTGATATCGGTAATAGTATTATCATATATAGATAATCAAAAAAAACCTATTCTGTTTTAAATAAAAAAGCCCCACTAAAAAGTGAGGCTTTTATACAAATTAAGGATTGATTAGTTTCCTCCTCCTGGTATTCCTGATGGATCATCATCAACATCTACATCAGTAGCAACTCCAGGCACAACAGTAATTGTACTTGCATCTCCTAAAGTTAATTCAGTATCTGTTTCAGCAGTAACAGAAATAAAGTTAGCAGGTTGTCTTTCTTGAGCAGATAAAGTTAAATTATATCCACTTAAATCTCCCATTGCAGATCCAGTAGAAATAGTTCCACCAGTTACATCAGCTCCGTGTTCATTACCTACATAGAAATAATTGTCGTTATTATCTTTTACAATAATGTGTGGTCTTCCAAAAGACAATAATTTAATTTCTTTATGGTCTTTTAGTGTTAATTTAGGTAAAACTAATGTTAGAACTTGCTCAAAGAATGTTCCTCCAGTATCAGTAGAAGAGTTAATTGTTTGCTCTAAATTAGAATTGCCTTTAAGATCGTATCTGTAAGCAGAAAGTCCAGATCCAAGCCCATCAATTTCATCTGTATTAGTACTGTCATAAGCAACATCAGTTGTACCATAGTTGATAAAATAAACGGCTTTTATACCTCCTACTGAGTCCTTACACGGTCTTTGTCTTCCTTGTGTTAAATCGCAACTCATATTATTATTTTTTTATATTAAAAAGGCGGCGTTAACCGCCCTTTTGTTAAACATCTATTTTATTTATTATGCTAATGTAAGTAATGCTAAGTCACTTCCAATACCATATTGAACTCCACTTGTAAA